CAGCTTCTTATGATAGTTGCCAGCCTTCGTCTTGGTACTCTTGGCGGCATCGATCTCTTCCGACACACGCTTGTCTTGCTTGCGACCTGTCCACACTGAGATGTTCAGGTCAACCAACATTGCGCTATTTTGAATCATGGCACTCTCCTTAATTTATTAACAGGTGTTAACTAATACGAACGGTCTTGCCTACCTTGCTCACTTCATCCGACGTGATACCCCATAGCGTCGGACACTGCCAGCCACTACCCCAATCCCCACCCACATAACCGTCGGTCAGGATTACTGCACACTCAGCCTTGATCTTCTTGTCAGCCATGTACTGCGGGATGCAACTCGGAGCCGTACCCCCACCACCTCTTGGCTTGGTACTCGACAACAAGTTGTCCAGTTGGTCTTGCTCATACTTCTCATGCTGCGCAACCCGAGTATCCCAGTACAGCACGTCGATACCCTCCGGCTTGACACGCTCACAGATGCTGCGAATCTCACCCAAGAACTGACCGATCTCCTCGTTACCGATGGAGCCTGACATGTCGATAGCCACCACGATGCGACCGACCGACTCCCCGATCAACGATGGCATGTAAACATCTTGTCCTATCCACCGCCGAGACGGACGACGCCATGTCGATTCATCCTTGTCCATACAGAACGACGTAACAAACTCGCGCAGTGCATCACGCCAATCGACCTTCGCTTCCAATACTTCCTTGATCTCACGTGGCATGTTGCCTTTCATCTTGCCAGCAAGTATCGAGCCTTGGCGGAGAGCCTGATCAATGTCACGTGCTAGAACTTCTTTCTCTTCGTTGCTCATCTGTTCAGATCCATCCCAGTCATGATCATCCAGCGATGGCACATCACTTACTGGTACATCACGCCCCACCTGATCGCCTTTGGTCTTGACATGCACCGAGCCTTTGTCAGCTTGTTGCTTCAAGTCGTTGAACACACGCTGCGAATCCCAGCCACGGTACTTCGGGTCAAGCAAGCCACAGTCGGGCAACTTCACGGTCTGACCTGACTGATCTGAATCGTCAATCATCAGGTTGATCACGTAGTCACACGCCATGTTCGCCAACTGAGCATGCTCCTTGTATAGATGCTTCCACGTACTTAGATGCCGGAACGCCTTGTGCAAGTTCTCGTGCAGGATCACCGCACGTAGCTCGGGTTCTGACAACTTGTCTGTGAATGTACGTCCGTATTTCACATTTCTTCCATCGGTACATGCAGTCGGCACATCATCCTCCACACTTGTTGTACCAAGCATGAAGATGCCCGAGTACAAGCAATAGTTCGGATGCTTCATGAGTGCCACGTGCGCTCGTTGCACACGCTGTTCGGCAGATAATTTTGTAGCCATTTATTAACTCCTGTTAATTTGTTGTCAGAACAACCACTGGTTTTCCAACGCCCAGTCCTTGAACTCCTTGTTCATCACACAGAACGACTGCTTGTCGGATGACTTCATCACGCTGGTTGCAAACAGTGCTTGCCACTCCTTGTCCATGCGTTTCAGGTAGTGCATCCATTTGTCTAGCGAGTCCTTGGAAACGCGTGTCACCGCAGAGAACACCAAGATACATTTGGCAACCGTGTCCTCGGGCAGCTTGGCATTTCTCGGATCGTTCAAGATCGCATCCCACGATGGCAACTTGTCCACCACAGTGAAGAACGCTTGCATATCCCGCGCCGCGCTCTCACCGATAGTCCCAGTCAGCAGAGAGATAGTCAGCGCATCACCCAGTTCATTACGTTGCTTGGCGATGAAGGACGCCTTCTCCAAACTTCTTGGTGTAACCACCGCACCGGAACCAGCCCGCGTAGGATTGAAGATGTACGGGTTCTCTTTCTGCGACAGATCGGTATAACTTGCCAGTGCATGTGGGAACTGCTTGACCCACGCGATGATCGTCGGATCGACGTTGTTGCTGATTGCCCACTCGATCCACTCGTCTGCATCAGGTTTACGCACGGTCACCAAGCACACACGATTCCTTGCATGGGCTTCGAGCATATCCCCGACTCCGTCGGTCATTAGGTTTGTGGTTCCGAATACGATGCTACCTTTGGGCAGATAATGATCCCCGATGCGATGCTCCAGCATCAAAGTCAACAACACATTCTTGACCGCCTTCATTGCCTTGCCAATCTCGTCAAGCATCACGATCACCGGCTTGCCCTCGTGCATCTTGAACCGTGCGTTCGGTGCGAACTTCGTGATTTTGTTAACAGGTGTTAACTCGTTCTCCACCACCTCGGTATACGGCAGGGCAAAGTCACCCAAGTCCAGCAACGTGCAGTCGATGTACGAGATCGCATACTCGGGATACTGCGCAGCAAGAACTTTCAGCATGGAGGACTTGCCAATCCCCGGCTCGCCTTGACCGATCACCGTCACATCACGACCCACCTGCCCGATAGCCTTCGCAAACTCGACAAGCGATACGGACTGACCAAAGTTGATTGCACTCATTTGTTTCTCCTTTTAGGTTGATTTACTTCTTACTACTACCACTGTAAGACATATTATAACATAATAGTTACCCCATGTCAAGTATTTAGAAAATGCCCGACTGCGTTCTCTCCGTTACTTGCACGTCCACCTTGTCGTATATGTACGACACCTTACCCACCATCCGACCGATTCGAGATTTCAGCAACGAATACGGAAACTGCATGTCGTAATAAGTTGTCGAGTGGGTGTACCCATTAATGTCCCGCGTCGCTGTATCCGCTATCCGAGTACCGAGTGCATTGCTACCGTCACACAGCACCGCACACAGGGCTTTCAAGTACTGCGTATCGTCACCCGACTTCGCCATGTTCAAGATCACCGGCTCGGCAAAGTCCCGATAACTAAAGTACCCATCCTCCGTCATTGGGATAGCTTCTTTCCTTGTCTCGTGCATGATCCACCCGTCCGACAACTGCATGAATGTCTTAGCCCACTGCAAAAACGGCTGATACGGGGCGCGTGCATCTTTTGCTTTCTCTCGGTTGACAACTCGTTTCTGTACGACAACCTCGGATACCGGCTCCCACTGTCCATGTTCTGTTGGTTTAAACACTAGCTCTCCTTTCCTCGGTAGCGGATAGTGCATGTACTTGTTCTCGCGGTTCATCACCATCACCCACAGCTTGTTGTTACGTTTGAAGCATTGCCACGGCGAGTGGGTATGGATGAAGTCCGCAGTGGATGGGGTTTGCCAACCACCACACTGCACCCCGATCCGTCCGTCTGGGTAGTAGCGCACCACCTGCGTGTCGTACAGGCGACATGCCACAACATCTTTGCCCATCTCGATCAACTCCCAATCTCTCCGCCGTTCACCAATGGGTCGGGCTTCGACTGCCCTGCCACGTATCGGTATGATCGAATCGTGCAGGTTCTTGTACTGCTCGTAGTAGTTCTTCATTTATTAACTCCTGTTAACTTGTTTTGGATTGACTGTTTCGAATGGCTCATAGTTATCCTCGAAAGCATACGCTTCATGCTCAGCCACCCACCGCTCGTACAGCACGTCGATGTACTCATCCCACTCGGCTTCGCTCATTTCAGTTCCTCCGGTAGTTGTACGTCATCACCTAACTTACTTGCCACGTAGCAGCGCATTGCTGCGATGAGTGGGGTTGCGCCGTGCTGGTTTGTATACATAACTCCGCCGTACTCTTTGTCCTCGTGCATCAGACCCGCAACCCAAGAGTCGATCTTACCGTCGCAGCGTACGCAGTCAATGGCAATCCCCTCGCGCTCAATGATCGTGCCACCTGCTGCCCAGTCGGTTGAATAATCCGGCAACCAATCGCCGTTATCAAACTCCTCACACTTAGCCACCGCCCAGTCCAGCGCGGCTCCGCTTAGTTCATTTGTTTTCATCACGTCCTCCTATTAACATCTGTTAATTTGTTTTCAAGCCAGCACCCAACTCAACTGCAACGCTTCGGGCTGCACGTTCAAGTAAATCCACTGGTCATCTGCGCCCAACTTCCTGACGTGAATTAACTCCCTGCCAATAGCAAGCACCTCGTACCGATGCTTGAACCCTTTGTAGTTCTTGCGTATCAGGTTGTCCCCAACTTGCACGGGCTTACCTGTTTTCCTGTCGATTAGTTTCATTGGAGCAACCCGATGTAGTCCATCACAAACACAACCATCAGGACGCAGAAACATATCAGTCCAACAACGTCTAAGTTGTCCATCAGAAACTCCTATAAAGTATGAACAGCACAGCCAACACCGCACCAAGCACGGCTCCCAGAAATGCAGCGGCGATCATTGCCCATTCGTTCTCGTCTAACTTCATTTCACCAGCCCTCCCTTCTGATTAACACCTGTTAATAAATCGCGGTCAGTTACGACCACGTAATTGCTTTTGTGCATCGGAACAATGCAGTGGCGCACCTTCCTTGCTTCTACCTCACCACACTCCTTGCATAAAGAAGTTATACGACGACGTTCTGGTGGCTCAATATCTGCGCCACATGAGATGCATGAGCAACAAAAAATCGTGTTTGTTTTCACGTGTTGGGTTGTTCCGAGTTCTGTTCCGTTTTTTGGGGGTTTGTTCCGGTTATTTATACGCATGAATGTCCTTTGAAATCAATGTGTTATGCGAATATTTGTCGGTCTTGTTCCAGTGTTCCGGTTATTACACACCTGCCGAAAGGCTCCCGAACTTTACAAACCCTACATGGTTTACATTGTAAAGTGGAACAAACACATAAAAAACCCCCAAAACGTAGGCGTACCAACGGTTTTGCCTGTTCCAGCGACTGGAACAACGCGGAACAACGCGGAACAAAGCTTCATGCAACATATTGCATTAACACGTGTTAATAAGTTGTGCTGCTGCATCATCACCACCAAGCCTCTCAGGGTAGCTACTATCATCAAAAGAGTCGGAAATCACAGGCAACAAAAAACCCCGACCGAAGTCGGGGTTGCCAAGTGATGCGGACTAGCTAACGATACTTGATGCGTCGCCATACTTGGTAACTTTCATATCGATATAACTTTTATCGCGCAGGAAAATGAATGTATCTTCCCAGTCCACACTTGGCATTTCCTGAGTTAATAAATTTATATGACCTTGAAGTGCATCGTCTTGACTGTCATAAAATTCAACGACTTCCGAATCTGGAATTTCGGCGGTCAAATTATCAAAAAACCAGCAAGACTCGAAAACGCCGGTGTCTTCGATCAAAACCGTGCTGAGTAACTTACCATTCGGTAATTGAGTTTTAACGTCCATTTTATTAACTCCTGATAATAAATTGAAAATGCCCCGAACAAATCGGGGCGTAAAAATTACTTGCTGATAATCGCGAGGGTTGCGCGCAGGTGAACCAATGCGTTGACTGCATCGAACTCGACCGATTCGGCTTTTTCAATCTTGCCAATTGCGTCATTGATAAGGCCTACCAGTTTCGTTTCGAGTGCCTTCGGAACCGACTCGGTCTTTTCCTTCGGGAAAGCGTAGCCAACGACACGCGAGAACATGGTATGCGCAGTAGACCGAGCATCTTTTTTCGCTTGGTTCATTGCGTCCCAAAGCGCCTTGTTCTCTGCGTCGAGCGCGTTGTATTCTTTGCTACCCTTGCGCGGCAATTCAAGATTGAGTGCGGCAGCGTGTTTCTTGTCCATTGCCGGAATAATCGCGTCCGCAATGAATTGGGCTTTTACTTCCTCGAGTGCCGCTTCGGTTCCGAAAAACTCGCGCACCTGAGCGCCTGCCGTTTTCCACTTATTAACAGTTGTTAACTCGCCCTTGATTGCTTCGGTTACTGCCTTAGTCATCGATTGATAGTTCATTTGAAACTCCATTCAGTTAATTAGGTTTAGTTACTCGGTACTGCACTTGTAGAATACCAAACTGTTCTAAAATTCAAAGCATTTTCTGATGGGTACGCCCATCAATTTATTAACACGTGTTCATACGACACCCCCACCCCCCAATCTGTCAGCTTGGTACCATCGCATGCCTTGCCTTAGTAATTTGCACAACCAATCACAAAATCCCAAAACGGTTACACTAAGTCAGGGGGTCGTAACTTGTTAAGTTAACAACAAGGCGTCAAGGATAGGCGAGGCGACCCCCACCCCCCTCAAAATTTGCGTAGCTAAACTAAGTAGCAAAATAGCAAAACACCCCCCTTGTCTTTTTAGGTACCATGCAACCCCACCGGGGGATATATATTGACAAGTTTGCACAAGGTGTTTATCTTCGCGGACAATCTGGGCCACAAACGCTACGGAACACATGCCTATACTCGCAACGCCTGAAGTGGGAATCCCACTTCCCTTCGACACCACACCGGAGGAAATCGACGACTTTCGTCAGAAGGCGCACGCCTTGTTCGAGACAGTTCAGGAACTTATAAACCAAGGGGCAAAGATAGAAATTACCCCCGAGGACAAAGCAAGTTCACATGCGATATTCGCTGCCCAAAAAATCCCAGCCGCAAAACACGTAACGCCGGGTACGATCCTAAACCTCGAAGCCATCCTTAATGAGTGGGATCAGGAGGTCTTGGACGTATCCCGCCGCCTTAGAAATTATGTGACCAACAAATTGATTGTTGAGTCCGTTGACCCTGATCCTCGCCAGCGCATGAAGGCACTGGAAAACTTAGGAAGGATTGCAGGTGTTGGATTGTTCTCTGAGCGCATAGACATCAACATTACGCATCGCACGGTGCAAGATATTGAGACAGACTTGCTCAAGACTTTAGAGCTATATGGCGGCGCTACTGAAGTGGCGTATACGGAAGAAACCCCCAAGAGCATTGCCGACATCGATGTCGAGGAAGAACTTGGTGGGGCGGGGGATATAGATGAACCCGGAACTACTTCGTAAAGCTCAAGCGGCGTTACCCAACCTACCAGCCCCTGTCCAACAGAAGGTAGGTGCCCTAATTGCCGAAGCCCGTCGTGCCAAAGCGCAAGATGTGGCTAAAAGCAACTTTATGGAGTACGTCAAATATGTCTGGCCTAACTTCATTCATGGCAAACACCACGAGAAAATGGCACGAGCGTTTGAGCGGGTGGCTGAGGGCAAGACCAAACGACTCATCATCAACATGCCACCACGGCACACCAAGTCAGAATTCGCGTCATATCTGTTGCCAAGCTGGTTTCTGGGCAAGTTTCCTTCCAAAAAAGTGATTCAAACGTCCCACACGGCAGAACTTGCGGTGGGTTTTGGTCGGAAAGTGCGTAACTTAGTCGATTCAGACCGTTATAAGGACTTGTTTCCCGATGTTGCGCTACAAGCAGACTCGAAAGCCGCTGGGCGTTGGGCTACAAATTACGCTGGTGAGTACTTTGCTATTGGTGTCGGTGGTGCTGTTACCGGTAAAGGCGCTGATCTACTCATCATTGACGACCCTCACTCGGAACAAGAGGCTGCACTCGCCGAAGTGAACCCGGAAATCTACGATAAAACCTACGAGTGGTACACATCTGGCCCTCGTCAGCGTCTGCAACCGGGTGGTGCGATTGTGGTTGTGATGACTCGGTGGTCTAAAAAGGACTTAACGGGTCAAGTTTTGAAGTCAGCTATCCAAAGAAGCGGTGAAGACTGGGAAGTTATTGAATTTCCCGCGCTTTTTGAGTCTGGAGAACCGCTTTGGCCCCAGTTTTGGTCTAAAAAAGAACTAGAGGCGCTCAAAAATGAACTTCCCAACTCTAAATGGATGGCTCAGTACCAGCAGAACCCCACTTCTGAGTCCTCGGCTATTGTTAAGAGGGAGTGGTGGCAAGTTTGGGAAGAAGAACACCCGCCGCACTGCGATTTTGTCCTCCAAGCTTGGGATACTGCGTTCGAAAAAACGAATCGCGCTGACTATAGTGCCTGTACGACGTGGGGCGTCTTTTATATGGATGATGATACCGGCGTCAAACAGGCCAACATCATCCTTCTTAACGCTTTTAGGGATCGACTTGAGTTCCCGTCCCTCAAAAAGAAGGCCGTTGAGGAGTACAGAGAGTGGGACCCGGACTCCATCATTGTGGAGAAAAAGGCGTCAGGTGCCCCCCTCATCTACGAGATGAGAGCAATGGGCATACCTGTGCAGGAGTACACGCCTGTCAGGGGTAACGATAAAATTTCAAGACTTAACTCGGTCTCTGACCTGTTCGCGTCAGGCCGTGTCTGGTCACCCAATACGCAGTGGGCTGAGGAAGTAATTGATGAGGTAGCAAGCTTCCCTGCGGGGGAGCACGACGACTATGTTGACTCGGTGTCTTTGGCATTGATGCGGTTTAGGCGTGGTGGGTATATACGCACCCTCTTGGATGAGGATGAGGAACAACAATTTTTCAGGCGGCGCAATCAGCCGTACTATTAATGATTAAATCTACTTACCTGTACTACGAGCGGGCTATGCCGCCGGACTTTTGTGACTATGTGATCAAGAGTTTGGACTGGTCGCATGCTGGGACTGGCACAACACGGGAAGAATCTGGCGGGGAATCTACAAGGCTTCGCAGGGTTAAGGTTTTGCCGGAGCACTTAATGTCCCCGCTTGGCTCGGTCTGCAAAAACTACATGATCGACGGCAATAGTAGAACACAGTGGAGCAAGTCAATTTGCGGCTTCGACATCCCACAAATTCTGAAGTATGAGACTACGGACCACTACTGGTGGCACCACGACGCCCTCCCGCCGGTAGATGGGAAGCAACGGCGCGTCTCGCTGTGTATGCTGTTAAATGACCCGTCCGAGTTTGAAGGCGGCCAACTTGAACTTAAAGATACTCTAGATAACGCCCTAAAAAACAAAGGCGACATCATCGTGTTTGATTCAACCACAATGCACCGGGTTGCACCTGTAACTAAAGGTGTTCGCATCTCGGCTGTGTGCTGGGCTTACGGATTTTATGAGGATTAATCATGGCTATTGATA